ATATATATAGCATGGTCATACAAAATTAATAAGATTGGATGTAAACCAGATTGCCCCGGCTACTAGTTAACATCTTGACTCTAAAGTCTAGTAGTTCTTCATAGTTAAAGGATAGTTTTTTGGAGGTAGTATTAGGTATAGTTTTGGACTGAGAGAACTCTCTACTATACTACTATTCACCCGGGGGGGCACTAAAGTTATTATAGCTTTGATATCCAATTTTGTCAAGGATTTTTAAATTTATTTTTAATTACTTGACAAAACTAATTAACACACCTATAATAAAGAGCATGGCAATTCTACCTAGTGTTAATACTAAAGAAACTAAACGACAACTTACTGAAAAGCAACAGTTGTTTTTAGAACATTTGGTTGAGACTCAAGGTGATGCTAAGAAAGCTGCAGAACTTGCAGGGTACTCAAGTCATTATCATCATGTAGTTAAAGGTCTAAAGAATGAAATCTTAGAGATGACCAATGAGATATTAGCTAACTCTGCACCTAAAGCTGCTTTTAAGCTTGTTGAGATTATGGAGTCTAATAGACCTATAGTCCAAGCCAATAATAAATTAGCAGCAGCACAGACTTTATTAGATAGAGTTGGTGTTGGTCGTAAGGAAACAATAGATGTGAATCACAGGGTAGGTGGTGGTATTTTTTTAATGCCCGATAAACAACCTATAGAAACAGCCGAGGATGCTGATTATGAAGATATTTCTAACGGAGATGACTAAAGACGGAGAAGTTTTTCCCGGACCTAATATTATTGCTTTAGACTTAACCGAAGCTAAAGCAGCTGCCGAGTCTAATGGGTTAACATTAGTTGGGGAGTTTAAAGAGATATTAATACAAAATGATTTAATGTCTTACTTTGATGAGAAACTAACAGATAAAATATTACATTAAGATGGCTAAAGAAAAAGATTCAAGATTAAAGAGAGCAGGAGTAAGTGGGTTTAATAAACCTAAAAGAACTCCTAGTCACCCAAAGAAATCACATGTAGTGGTAGCCAAGGTTGGTGATAAAGTTAAAACAATTAGGTTTGGACAACAAGGAGCTAGTACTGCTGGTAAACCAAAAGAAGGTGAATCAGCTCGTATGAAAGCCAAACGTAAAAGTTTTAAAGCTCGTCATGGCAGAAATATTGCCAAAGGCAAAATGTCGGCTGCCTATTGGGCTGACAAAGTAAAATGGTAACGATATGCCCCAACTAGGAAGTGATGAAAAACCAATGAAGCTAACTCCTAATCGTGTTGGTAAAGGTTCTAGAGCTAGACCACTATCAGTATCTAGACAAGAGTTTTCAGATAATTGGGATAAAATATTTAACAAAAAGAAAAACAATGACAAAAAAGAAATCAACAGTAAATAAAGCAGGTAACTACACAAAGCCTACTATGCGTAAAAACTTATTCAATAGAATAAAAGCTGGAACAAAAGGTGGCAGTGCTGGTCAATGGTCAGCTCGTAAAGCTCAGATGTTAGCTAAACAATATAAAGCTAAAGGTGGCGGATATAAAAGTTAAAGAAGACATCAATACTATTATGTTGCGTAGACCTTTACTCTATGCAGTTATTATACCTTCGTGTATGTCTATCATTCCAGCAACAGTAGCAGCATACTGTATCTACTTATTACAAATATAATATGGCATTAAAAGAATCACAACGCAGTCTTAGGGCTTGGACTAAACAGAAATGGCGAACTAAGTCAGGTAAAAAGTCTGCAAAGACTGGAGAACGCTATCTGCCTGAGAAAGCTATTAAGAGTCTTACTCCACAGGAGTACGCTGCCACAACTAAAAAGAAAAGAGAAGACACAAAGAAAGGTAAACAACATTCTAAGCAACCTAAAAAGATTGCTAAGAAAACAGCAGGATATAGAAAAAAATGATACCCGATGGATATATAAGAAGAGCTTCCTCTACTATTCCTTTTGGCTATGAGCCAGATGGTTTAGTTGAAGGTTATTTAAAACCAGTACCAGAAGAACTAAAGATACTAAAAGAAGTATCAGCAGCCATATTTCATGGTGAAATTAGTTTAGGTGTTGGTGTTGATTGGTTAGAAGCTGAGACAGGTAAATCAATGTCTCGACCCGGATTAAAAAAATATGTAGATAAAGTATATGGAAGATTGGAAAATAAATCCTGAAAAGTACTTGACAAACTCTGCTGGGGAGTATATACTTAACAAAGATGGTACACCACGAAAGAAAGGTGGTAGACCAAAGAATACAGAATTAAGTGAAGTTAAAGCTGCACTACAGGCTCAGAAATCTTTAAAGAGTAAAAACCAAAAGGTTAAAAAACTTAGAAGAAGTTTAAAAAGAGCAGAGACTGAATTAGGTAAAAAAGAAAAAGCTTTAACAACTAATGTTTTAACGGAATCAGATACAAAGGAATTACCTGATGCGATTCAAGAACATTTAGATAACACAGGTTCTAGTGTGGCATTTATGCCTAACGAAGGACCTCAGATGGATTTCTTAGCTTCCTCCGAAAAAGATGTACTTTATGGAGGAGCAGCAGGTGGTGGAAAAAGCTTTGCGATGCTTATAGACCCACTAAGGTATTGTCACATTAAAGCTCATAGAGCTTTGATAATAAGAAGGTCAATGCCAGAACTGAGAGAACTTATAGATAAGTCTCGTGAATTGTACCCTAGTGCATTTCCGGGAGCTAAGTTCAAAGAAGTTGAAAAGCTTTGGCAGTTTCCTTCTGGTGCTAAAATAGAATTTGGATTCTTAGAAAGAGATGCAGATGTGTATCGTTATCAAGGACAAGCCTATAGTTGGATTGGTTTTGATGAGATTACACACTTACCAACTGAGTTTGGTTGGAACTATTTAGCATCACGACTAAGAACAACCGACCCACAGCTGCCTACCTTTTTAAGGTGTACAGCGAATCCCGGAGGAGTAGGAGCTCAGTGGGTAAAGAAAAGATATGTTGAACCTGCAGAATATAATAAAAGTTTTATTGGTTCTGACGGTTTAAGTCGGAAGTTTATTCCAGCATTGTTACAGGATAACCCGTACCTTGCGGAAGATGGTGAATATGAAAGGATGTTGCAGTCCTTACCAGCAATACAGCGTAAGCAGTTACTGGAAGGGAATTGGGATATAAGTGAAGGTGCAGCCTTTGCTGAGTTTGACCCAAGTATGCATGTCATACCACCATTTGAGATACCTTCTTATTGGGAACGATTTAAAGGTATTGACTATGGATACGCTTCTGAAAGTTGCTGTTTATGGGCTACAATAGATCCCGAAGACAAGACCATCATTATATATAAAGAATTATACAGAAAAGGTCTTACAGGGGATGCTCTTGCAGATGCTATAACAGCGATGGAAGAAAATGAAATTAAATCAATAGGTGGTGTTTTAGATACTGCAGCTTGGTCAAGGACTGGTTATACTGGTCCTACTATTGGTGAAATCTTAATTCAGAAAGGACATAAATTAAGACGAGCTGATAAAAATAGAATTGCTGGTAAGATTCAAATACATGAATCATTAAGACCTAATAGGGATACCGGTAGACCAAGATTACAAATATCTAACACTTGTGTTAATTTAATTAAAGAATTACAAGGAATACCTTTATCTAAAAGTAATCCTGAAGATGTAGATACTCATGCTGCCGACCATGCATATGATGCACTAAGGTATATGTTAATGAGTAGACCTAGATTAGACAATCCTTATGATAGGATGTTAAAAATAAAGTCAGAAGTTTACCAACCTTCTGATAGTACATTTGGTTATTAAACTATGGCAGAAAACGACAATACATTTTTAACAGCTAATAACTTATATGAAGAAGTAGAAGGAGAAGCTGGTAAAGCTTTAACCTTAGAAGAAGATCAAGAAATAAATTTAGTTGGTATAATTAAAGATAGATTTCAAAAAGCAGAAGATGCTAGAGATTCTGATGAAAGAAGATGGTTAAAATCTTATGAAAACTATAGAGGACTTTATAACAAAGGTGTAAGATTTAGAGAATCTGAAAAGTCTAGAGTATTTGTTAAAGTAACTAAAACAAAAGTCTTAGCAGCTTTTGGACAATTAGTTGATGTTATCTTTGGTACAGGTAAATTTCCGATAGGAATTTCCGAAAC